TCGGCCTCGTCATATGTGTATAAGGGACAGTCACCACTCTCAATACCTCTTTATCCACTTTAACGCCTTAGAAGTCATTGTAGAGACGTCGTATAATGTCGATTATACGACATGTTTCCACTTGTTGGCTCTATACCAGCATTTGGCACTTTGGATATCCTATGTCTAATGCCCATATTCGAGCAAAGCGACCTATAGTACTATGTGTGTTAGTGCTTTTCCATGTTTACATATGCACTCCGGGGAGTACGGGGTGGCACACCCGAAAACTTTCTAAATTTTTTTATATGTATTACCCCCTTTCACAAAATCTGAATCACCGGTCCCACATCTGTACCCTTTCAGATCCCCCTCATAACAGCCTTAAACCACTCTGTTAACACTTTACTTGAATAAGTCCCCCATTGTGTTAACACATACATGTGAAAACAATCAGTCTAAGGGAGTTCCAATTGAATCCTACAAGCTTCTTATCAGATCTTCCCCTCACTCTTACGAGATATGGAAGAGCTTTCCTGCTTGTATCATCAATTGCACCGGAGGCCGCCCCCAGTGGGGAAAGGAATCGCTGCTCCTATCCTGACTGCCCCTCTTTTGACACATCCTTATATGAAGTAGAAATAGATTTCGAAATCAAAGATTTTTATCTTTGTAGGAAACATGGGAAAAATGCTAACAGGAAAGATTAAAGTAGGTAAAACAGAATATAAATACACCAATCACCCAGCATGTCCTGTATGTATGGCTCAGGATGACGATAAGCCTATCAGATCTGAGATAGACAAGTACCTTGTTTCCCATACAGCCAAGGAGACAGCACTGATGGTCCAGGATGAATACAATCTTTTTATCCCGGAAGCTACTTATAAAACGCATATTAAGAATCACTCATCCTATATAAACGATGCTAAGGCTATGATTACTCAAGCAGCAGAGAAACATGCTTTATCCAAGATAGATCAGCTAGAAGAGTTTGTAGACGCTGACGAGCTTATTCAAGACATCATCACCATAGGAGGACATAAGATCCAAACAGGAGAAATGGATGTAGACTCTAAACTCTTAGTAGCTGCCTTGAAAGAACAAGGAGCTAGGAAGAAGACGGGGACGCTTAGAGACCTTTTAGCAGACTTGGACAAACAAAGATTTCTACCAGTTATAGAGGGAGAACTAATTGAAAAAGACCCTTCCTGAGATTTACACACAAAGATGGGGAATATCCGAGGACGATCCAGCTCTCTTTATAAGCACTTATATCTCCCCCAATATAAATAAACCTATTAGACCAACTGATGAACAGCTCAGATTTATGAAGAATATGCTTACAGGAAGGTATGACGAAGGTTGGTTTGCTGGTGGAAACTCCTCTGGAAAGACCTGGACAGCTAAATTCATGGCGGTGCATTGGGGTTGTTATAAGAAAAAACCTGGAAGAGTCTGGGAATCCATTGATCTCTACAGGCAGACTCCTTACAACATCTTATGTACCGGACCGGAATCTAAACAAGCGATGGAACTGTGGGAACACATTGAAGATGCTTTTCGTAATTCCCCTATTTTAAGACATAAGGTCGTTTCTGTTACTACAGGAAGCAGAAGGAGTATCCACCCCAAGATTGTGCTTGATAATGGAACAGAGATTGAAGCTGTAGGTCTTCAAGACAAAGGAAAGCACGTTGAGGGACAGGCTTATGATCTTATTCTGATAAATGAACCTCCGGATGTTAGACACTTAATACACTCTTATGAGCGTGTCCTGGTCCCGAGAACCTGGAGGCGTGGTGGTGTGGTTGCTGGCTTTGGTACTCCTAAAGGCAAGGGGGAATACTATAACTTGTGGAGACGTGGGCAGAAGATATTAGACGAGCTACCTAACAAATACTTTGAAGAAAGAGTTTATTCCCAATTTGCAGACTCTCGTACTAATCCGTATGCAGACCAGGACAAGATCGTTAGATCTATGGAGAATAAGGACGAGGAATGGATCAGAGAGCGTGTTGAGGGGAAGTTTACTGACTCGTTACTGGCTGCTTTTAAAGATTCCGATGTTGACCTTTGTATTGATACTACCCTAAAACCCAGCATCCCTCCGTCTAATAATCATATGTATTTACATGGAGTAGACTTTGGTCGTAAGGGAGACTTTACAGGCATTATTACCTGGGATGTCACTGTTAGACCGCATTTACAGGTAAATGTGTATCGTGCTGGTGGTGGGGCTGTATCTTGGGAGAACATCTTTGAAGATGTTTTAAACATATATAGGAAGTATGGCGGGGAATTTATCACCGATGCCACTGGAATGGGTGGGGATATGCAGTCTGAATGGCTTGGAGACTTAGGAGTTCCGTTTATTCCTTATCAGTTCGGGGGCTCTCCTGCTAAAAAGGTGGCACTGATTAACAACTTACAAGACTATATAGCCAAGAATAAGTTCCGCATGGCTTACCATGAGCAATTGGTAGAAGAACTAAGAACTTATCCTGCCAACTTAGAGGATAAGGATCTGTCCACAGACCTAGTTATGGCTCTCGCTTTAGTAGCTTGGGGAGCTAAGACCTACGAACCACTTGCTCCTCCAGAATCCTACAGACGTTAACTTGAAGTCTTCTGTGAATGGTATAGAAAAGACTTATGAATTACACAAACATCACAACTCAGACAACAACTGTAGTTAAATCTGGTAGAGGCAAGCTTGAAAGAATCGTTATCAATACTCCCCTCGCTAACGGTGTTATCACAATATACGATAATACAGCAGCAGTAGGAACAAAGATTGGTACCATTACACTTCCAGCATCCCTAACCTCCTCCGGCCCAATGGTGGCAGAGTACGAAGCTAGATTTCTTAACGGACTAACAGTTGTTACAGGTACTGCAAACGTAGATATCACTGTCGTTTACAGCTAACTTGAAACTTCTACACGTTATATTAGTGTGCCATGGATGGATAACATATATCACAATCTAACTTCATTTCTTGCAATTTGGTTTCGTAATCTTCAAAAGAGTACATACAATGTAAACGTCATAAACAAGGAAGCCGACAAGGTTTCTCCCCTTCTTTATGAGAAACTGCAAGCAATCCATTTTTTACTTCAAGGTCTTGAGGGAAAAGAGTTAAAGGTCAAAGTCTCCAATCAGAAGGAACTCAATACTAAAGACTTAGAAGATAAACTTTCCGCTTTGCTTAGCGGAGTTAATAGCATTGAACTAGATAACTCTACTGTCGAGAGACTTCTCTCCGATCTTATCTCTTTATCTAAAGGGGTAAAAAAGGTTGAAGTACTAAACCAACCTGAAATGCCCTCCAAGATGGATATTGTGGGTAAGGTAGAAGTTAGCAACCTCCCTAAAGTTCAAGAAGTAACTGGGGATTTTAATTTAAAAGAATCAAAGGATATCCTAAACTCCTTAAAAGAACTTGCCTCTGAGATCAGAGATTTAAAGCTGGAAAGCATTCAAGGATACAAGTCCATCGGCCAGACATTTGTAGGTAGTACTGGATCTCGTGAGGCTCACAAGCTCACTGACGGAACCAAAACAGCCACAATTACTACCAGTGGGGCAAATAACGCACTTGATGTAAACATAGTAGCCGGAGGAGCTGGAAACGGAGCTATTCTTGACGGAGTTGACTCCGATATCAAAGCAACAGTTAAGGACTTAACTAACTCCAATCCCCTAACTGTAGCACTTGTTGATGGCTCAGGAGACCATATCACATCAATAGGCGGTGGTACGCAATACACAGAGGGCGACACAGACGCAACGATAGTAGGTACAGCGATAATGTGGGAAGACGCGGGAAATGCACTAACACCCGTTTCGTCATCAAAGCCATTACCAGTTTCGGCTTCTATAGACCCCACGGGGCTTGCAACAAGTGCCAAACAAGACACAATCATCGGTCATGTAGACGGAATTGAAACTCTACTAGGCACAATAGACGCTGATACATCAAACATTTCAACCAAAATAGATACCATAGTAGGCCACGTTGACGGTTTAGAAACACTTATAGGTACAACCAACACCACCCTTACAACTATAGATGGTAGGGTTGATGGTATTGAGGGCTTACTTACAACAATAGATGGGGATACAGGTAACATTGTTACTTCCGTCCAACTACTTGATGATACGGTAGCCACAGACGGGTCAGCAACTCCTACTAAGGGTATTTTAATGGCAGGGCAAGATGGAACTAATGCTCAAACTGTAAAGACCGATTCAGACGGTAACTTACAGGTTGACGTACTAACAATGCCTACAACAACTATTACGGGAACCGTAGACCTTGGAGCAACAGATAATGCCGTGCTGGATACGATAGCTGCTAAGGATTTTGCTACCCAGACAACACTAGCTGCAATAAACGCCAAGCTAGTTACAGGCACAGATATTGGCGATGTAACAATCAATAACGCAGGGGGTGCGGCAGCAGTTAACATACAAGATGGTGGAAACACAATCACAGTAGACGGAACAGTAGCAGTTACTAACTCCGATATAACCTCAATTAAGACGGCAGTTGAAATCTTAGACAATGCAATCAGCGGTTCGGAAATGCAAGTAGACCTAGCATCAGCCATACCAGCAGGGACTAACGCTATAGGAAAACTTTTACCTCCTGATGTTGACGTTACAGCTCACACAAACTATAAGAAATTCTATTATACAAATGCAGGTGCAGTTACAGACGGAATCGTTTGGAGTCCTGCAGCAGGAAAAAGGTGGCATATACTATGGATGGTAATTAACGTCTCCGCAGACGCTACCGTTACATTTGAAGACGATAAGGCAGCAGGGGATGAGGTAGTTATGAAAGCAGAAATTGCTGGTAAAAGCGGTTTTCCCGTAACTTGTCCTGAAAAGTACCCATTGGCGAGTGGGGAAGATGCAGCTGACCTGTTGATAACAACAACGGCAGGAAATGTGTACATATTTGGTGTGGGGTATGAGCTATGACTAAATGTTTTCTAGTACCAATGACAGAGCCTCCACATACCAAGGAATCCCCCTGTATGCCTAAATATGTTGATGAGATCAGGGCGAGTTGGACGGGTGTCCCTATTTTTAACAAAAACTACTTCCTTATAAAGGTAAGTGGAACAGCACAGCAACTTTTAACACTTCAAAACAAACAGGGTGTATACGACTTTCCAAATATAGATACAGATAGGTTACGAGGTATGCCCGGTGCAAGGCGTATAAAGAATAGAACCATGTACAAACTTTTAAATCTCAATGAAAATGAAGATTTGACCACTCGTCAGTTCATTAATTTATTAGCCAATTCCGAGACTGTACATGGGTGGGATAAGGACAAGGTGGAGGTGTTGTAATGGCTAGAATACCTGTAGCGACAGACAACTTCAACAGATCAAATGGGGATATCGGTGGGAATTATACCCTCACTACGGCAGACTCCCCTGTTGTCAATAGTAATAGATGTGAACATTCGGTAGGTGATGGTGATGATGAACAGGCATATTGGTCTGCCGACACATTTGAAGACGATCAGTATTCCCTAGGCAAGGTAACATCTGTTTCCTCGCAATCTTACACAAGGTTTATTGTTAGATACCAACCGTCAGGCGGGGCAAGGGTGATGGTTGAAAAAAGATATGAAAACACAGACTTTCGCATTTGGTGGTATAACGGTTCTTCTTGGTCGCAACTAGGCAGTACATACTCAGGGGGTTGGTCGGCAAACGACATCATAGCCATAGAGGCAGAGGGGAACGACATACGGGTATATCAGAATGATAACCTTAGGATATCCGCCACTAACGCCAGTATCCCGCAAAACGGCTATCCGGGATTTGGATTTGCCGATCAAGCGGATGACAGCATAGACGACTGGGAGGGTGGGAATATCGGTGAATCTGTATCAACAGTAGTCAAAGATATGATAGGTGGGTTTATACCGTTTGCGAGGTAGTCTACTTGAATTGTTTGGTACAGATAGTAAACACATAACAGTATGTCCGACTTTTTAACTGCAATAAAAGAGAAAATC